AATCATTCCATCTTTGAAAGATGCATTCTCTACGATCACGTTATCTGCAAGATGAAAAGACTTTTTAAATGGTCTTGAAGCTATACCTTTATGTAAAACTTTTTCATCATCTTCCTGATTTTTTTTACTTCCGGTAATAAAAAGTTTACCGTCTTCTCTTTTTACTTCTAACTCTTCTTTCTTAAAACCTGCAACAGCTATTTCAAGTATATATCTTCCATCTTCGTTCTTTATTAAATTATGTGGGGGATAAGCACTAGCATTTGGATAGGGAACATTATCTACTATATGTATCATATCCCTAAATAATTTATCATGTCCTATAACCCAATTAGAAAAATTGGAAAAGAACGGGTGGTTGCTGTTCAAGCTTGCATGTACATTCATATCATTTCTCCTTATAGCAAGTTGATATTTATGTGACCCACTATTGGCATCACACATGTATTATAATTACTAATATGTCTTTTGTCAAGGTTTTTTTTATACTCCGCAAGAACCTCCGTGTCCAGTAATATCACAGATGTCGTGTGTTTCAAGTCCTTCCTCAAACTCCTCTCCAAGTTTCTCTACAGCTTCAGTATACGGCACCGAAGATAAAGGTTGTCCTCCTCTGCATCCGTCAGGGTACACGGTGAAGCCACGCAACCTGTGAGCATAAGAGGCAAGAGTATCAGTAAACTCATCCACAGTATCCTCATTGTTTAATTTGCTCCCCCACTTAGGTAGATTGATTGTACTACTGATAGACATATCAACATAATCCTGAACATCAGCCTGAAACTTTATGCGTCTTTTGTAGTCTTCAGCTAGATCAAGAGCCGATTCAATTCCTTTTGGATCAACACCATATAGATCAATGATCTCCTGTGCTGCACTGTCAACCACATATTGATAATGCCAACGATTACCACCCTTCAAATACCTACGCTTATAGGCAACAGCAAAGATAGGCTCAATACCAGTAGATGTACCAGCAAGAATACCTATTGATCCTGTAGGAGCAATGGCACGATTAGCGACAGGACGGCTACAGTTAAGAGTATTACTAAAGTCGGCGCTAATGTGATCACTAACTCCTTTGTATACTGATAGCCACTTGTGAAGTCCTTCGGTAACTTCATACTTCTGTCCTCCTTTAATTAACCATTCATGCATACCCATCAGGCCAAGACCAAGCCTACGGTTCTTCTCTCTGGTCTTGTATACCTTATCATAGGGTAGCTTTGCCCTGAGTGTGCCGCATAGCAGAAACTTAGTAGCAAGTTCTACTACATCTGCAAACTCTTTCAGATCGTCAATGCGCCCCATATTAACAGACCCAAGATTACAAACATCAGAATCATCTTCAGATGTAACCTCCGTGCAAGCATTACGTAACGTCTCCTTTTCCTTGTCGAAGAAATTGAACGAGAATCCCGGTTCAGCACTTCTAAGAGCCTGACGTACATTAGTCCTAAAGACATCTCCTGTATCTCCTGTTTTCCAATAGTTAAGTAACCATTCTGTATCGTAGTTTACACTGATGTTTGTCATATCCAGTGGTGCAACAAAGTTAAAGTCTTGTTCTTTTACCTGACCAATAGAGAAACCTGTCTCTCCTATAGGCATATCATACCAGTTCTTACTAGCAAGAAACTTTTCTACATCAGCATGTTTCCAGTTAAGGCTGGCATAGATAGCAGACCTACGACTACCACCCTGCATAACCCTTCGGCCAATTTCGTTGACCATCTGCATCTTTGGAATAGGACCAGAGGCTAGACCACCAGTGCCTTGCAGTATCCTTCCCTCCTCACGGTAGACAGAATAATCAATACCTATACCACCACCTGTCATAAGACAGGACTCAGACTTCCAAGAGATGTCAGCCCAATCTTCCCTAGTATCCTCTTCTGCTTTGAGAAGATAACAGTTATTAAAAAACTTATTATCACGCCCTGCATAATAAAGATAACGACCACCGGGAATAAACTTTAGATCAGTAATCATACGTTTTAATTCATCTTTTTCATCCTTGCTAAGATGGTCCTGACATACATCATCTACCAGCGTTGATGCTAAAGCATCCCATGTCTCACACCCATGATGGGCATACTTGTGTTTAAAAATATCTTCGCTGAACTTAGAGCGAAACATAGGATTTTCATTTGATCTAAACTGTGCCATCTTGTTCCCCTTCTCCATAATCTAATTCTAATATTAACTGTGCATAATGTATTACCTTCTCAATATCTTTTCGACCATCTCCTTTTTTGCGGTGTCTGGTAATATACTTAACAACATTTCCTTCAAAGTAATCTAGTTTATTTTTGTGAATATATTCAACGGGTTGTATACTACAATCTTTATAATGATCACCACCTATCTGTTTTTTTGAAGCTCTTTGTTTTTTCATTTCTTCAAGATAATAATCATAAGCAGGTTTAGTCGAAGAATCTGACAATTCTTTTTTTAACATTTCTATTTCCTTTTTCATTAACAACAGAAGAAGCAAAGCTACGGACAAACAAAGGATTCAATCCTGCGTTGTCACATATCTCTTCAAAATCTTTTGCTGTTTCTCCTGTTGTAGTAAAGAACCAAGCCCGTGCATCATCTCTAGTAATTGATATGCTTGTATCAGTTACAGATGTATTAAGTTTTGTAAGATCCATTAAGGCTTGAAAAATAACTGACGTATATAATTTACGATACTTTTTTTCTAGTGTGTCATCGCCCATGTTTTTCCTACTTTATAATCACAATCTAATTTACATTCCATATTTAATGTCCGTGTTGTTAAGTCAATAGCTTCTTTTGTAATCGTACAGAAACGACCAATATCTTTATTTAGTACTTCAAATTGGTACTCATCGTGTATTGATGCTACAAGTTTTGCATCTATACCAGATATATTAATCTTCTTTATAATATGTATCAACCATTTCTTACATACAATAGCTCCTGCTCCTTGAAGTAAAGTATTAAGAGCAGCATGTTCAGATCTTATTTTTAAATATCTACCATCCAGACCTTTGATCTTACCACTCTCAGCTTCTGTTTGTATTTTAGTTCTTAGCTTTTTTAGATCCGGTAAGTTATTTAAAAAAGTATCTACTAATCTTTGTCCTTTGGATGCATTTCCTCCTACGATCTTACCTATCTTAGCTGCTCCTGCTCCATAAAGAAAAGCATATATAAAAGTTTTGGCTTGATCTCTATCTGTAAGACCTGCCAACTTCATGTTAGCTGTATGAATATCTCCTTCTAAAACTTCTTCTATATACTTCTTGTTTCCCATATAGTGAGCAAGGCATCTTAGTTCCAGACCTGAAGCATCTGTACCTACCAAGGAATAGTTATCAGGATCTTTTATTGTCCATAGATCTCTACACTCTTTTCCATAAGGGCTATAGACAGCAGGTACTTGAGCCATATTAGGACTATGATGTGCCATCCTTCCTGTAATAGTTTTTAATGTAAGAACTCTGCCTCGTACTCTTTCATCTTCTTCACATTCTTTTATCCATGACTTTAATAGTCCAGTTCTTTTTTGTAGTAAGAAAAAGCGGCTAAACATTTTAGCTTCCGGCATATCAATTTCATTTAGAATTTTTTCATTGACAATGATATTGCCTTTGTCTGTATATTGTTTTGGTTTCCATCCTTTCTCTTGCAGACGTTCAGCTATTTGCTTTCTACTTCCTATATTAAAAGGTATATACTTAACTTTAGTTTTTAATTGTATCTCTTTGGGAGGAAATATTTCTTGAGCTTCTTCTTCAAGTTTTCTTTCTTCCTGTTCAAGTTGAGATAGTAGAACTGTAGCTTCTCTTAGTTTAAAAGCAAAGCCATTCTTCTGTTGCTGATCTATTATAGTACGTATGTTATGTTCCAGTCTTATAGATTTTTCTGAAAAGTCTTTACCTTCTTTTTCCAAGTAATGTGCAACCCTCCAAGTAAGTTCCGTATCACGGATACAATATTCCAACATGTCTTTGCTGTATGATTCAAACTCATTAAAGTCTCCTTTGTTATAGTTTAAACGATTGCCCCAAGATTCTAAAGAATGACCATCTTCTCGTATAGGATTAAAAAGCTGCGACTCTATTAACGTATCTCTAACTTGATTTACTTTTATATTACAACCTAGAATCCTATTAAGAATCGGGGCATCAAAAGACACCCCGTTATGCATAATAAATTGATCTATTTTTTGTGACCATTCTGGAAACTTTTCACATTCATCAAGCGCCCATGTTTTTATTTCTCCTGTATCATAATCTTTTGAAACAATGCAATGTATCTTTGTTGCATCTAGTGAATCGGTTTCAATATCTATGATTGCTTTCATCACATATCTACTAGCTCTGCATCCTTTACATTAATATGGAAATAATTTTCATTTCTTGTATTGGGACCATAAGCTTTTTTAATTTCACTTTCTGCAACAGTTTCTCCTGAAATATGCCATGCTTTTTTACAATCATTTCTAAATACAACAAATGTTAGTTTATCGTTTGGAAATTCTTTTTGCCAACGATCAATTAATTTTTTCTTTCTAAAGGGTATACGTATATCTTTCCAATGTTCGGGCCACTCGCCTTTCCAAGAATATTTTATTTCAACTTCATAAAAGTATTCTCTTGGTTTAATTGTAGAAATATCATGGTCAATTTTATTACATACTAAATCAAATGACATTGTTTCTTTGTCATTTATATTTACATATCCGTTTAAGTTTAACCATTCTATCATTGCTTTTTTAGCAGGAGGATCTGACTTATCGTATAAATCTTTATCAAAGGGTTTGATCATATTCATCATCCTCTTCTTGTTCAGTGCGATCTACTTCAGTCATTCTACCAGTTTCACTATCGTAATGCAAGTAAGAAGCTATGCCTGTATCTCCAGTATATCTATTCTTTAGAACACGTAATACAGTTGTATTCGCTTCAATAGGATCATCGGCTTGCTGATTACGTTCCAAAGCTATAACCGAATCAGATAGATGTGCAATAGCTGCTGAACCACGTAGATGTGAAAGAGATACTTCTCTGCCATCTTCATGTCCACGAT